TATATTTTATCCTGCTCTGGTAAAAGTGCATCTATTGCTACACCTCCATAACAAATAAGATTTTTTTTTTTAATAAAATTTTCAACTATGCTTATTATTTCTTTAATTTCAGGTGTATTAACGAGTTGTTTTCCGATTTTTGTTTCGGCTAAATCAACCGCACTCCTCAATATAGCTAATTCACAATCTTCAAATGTAAGTGATTTATCACATATCTGTTTTTTTTTCATTTATTCTATAATAAATATATATATTTTATTATGGAACAAAAATCAGTTGAATATTATATACCGAAATTCTGTCCGGTAACAGTAGTGATTACGCGAGGTGCATAGGACAAGGCTTCATTTTGCGGAGTTGGTATAGGTATTGTAACTTCTTTATAACGTAAATTATCTGGCTTTAAACAGAAGGCGTGACCACAATTATCAAAGAATAGCGCATTCTCCTCCAATAAGCTATCTACTTTTTGATAACGCATCGCCACCATTTGACACCCTCCTTCACGAACTAATAATCCACTTGGATTTGGTGGGTCGATACCATTATCTGGAAATACTATACTCATCCCTTTTTTATTATAATTTTGCAATTCATTTAAGTCGTGAGTATTTTTAACGTCATAATAATTATACGTTCTCATAAAAATTGAATTACTCGTCAAGTTAACATATTCTAATAAATCTTCATTTTCTAAAAACGAATTATTACTTCTATCTATGATTAATATAACTTTATTCATAAAATTTACTATTGGGTCAATTCCTATATTATGACCTTCATTTTCATAGCTATATTCTTTACCCAACATGATCGAATCATAAGATTTAAATATTTCAGCTAATTTAGAATACATTTGTTGATTATTACTTTTACATCTTAAATGTATTAGTATTGGATCAGTCGAATTTGGGCTTGTGCTTGTCGAAAAAGCGTAATTTTTTATTACTCGCATAACATCCGAAAAATTTACATAATTATATGTCTCTTTGATAAAATAATCTGATACTGTCGATGTTGAAACAACAGGTGTATTATCTATTGAGTATATTTCGAAATCTAGGCATCTTACTCCCTGATTTAATACGGCTTTTAAGTTGCAAATATCTACAAAATCATTTTTATAGGTCCCTCCAGAACATGCATTATAAGCTGTTTTTATATAATAGTCGTATAAACTGTATTTGTAATCTTCATCTCCTTGACTTATTGAACTGATATTTCCATTAACAGTTGGGTATAATTTATTCATATAGTTACACTCACTTCTCTCCAGGCGTGAAATATATATAAAATAAATTATCATTACAATCAGTATTATCAATATAATTGCTAAAATAAAATAGCTTACAAATTCATCATTTAGTTTAGATATTTTATCAACCATATTATCTGTTATTGATTTATTTGACATTACTTATATATAATATAATATATATATATTATTTAGTTTATTATAATGTATATATTTAGGTTTAAATATATATTATATGTATATAATATGGCTGGTGGATTACTTAATTTAGTAAATGAAGGCAACCAAAACATTATTTTAAATTCTAATCCAAGTAAGACTTTTTGGAAATCTACATATGCAAAATATACTAATTTTGGGAAACAAAATTTCCGTATTGATTACGAAGGAACATCAACACTACGTTTAACAGAAGAATCCACGTTTTCTTTTAAAATTAAACGCTATGCTGATTTGTTATTGGACTCTTATTTATCTGTTACACTTCCTAATATTTGGTCTCCTATTCTACCACCCAGAACTGTCGTTAATCCGGATGGAACGACTACTTGTACTGACTGGGCACCTTATGAATTTAAATGGATTGATAATATTGGTGCACAAATGATTAGCAAAATTACAATTACTTGTGGTAATCAAACTCTTCAACAGTTTTCCGGACAATATTTATTATCAGCGGTTCAAAGAGATTTCAGTTCCACAAAAATCAATTTATTTGACCAAATGATAGGAAATGTCCCTGAAATTAATAATCCAGGTAACTCTGGGTCACGTGTAAATTCATACCCTAATGCCTTTTATACGGATAATCCTGCTGGAGCTCAACCTTCTATTGACAGTAGAATTTTGTATATCCCGTTAGGTGCTTGGTTCAATCTCAAAACTCAAATGGCGTTTCCTTTGGTTGCGTTACAATATAACGAGCTTCAAGTTAATATTACATTTAGACCTATTAACCAACTATTTCTTATCCGCGATGTTTATGATTATGTTAATAATTTCCCATATGTCGCACCTAATTTCAATCAATTTTATATGCAGATGTATAGGTTTTTACAAACTCCTCCAGATGTCAACCTTGATATTGCTTCATATATAGATACCAGAAGCGTTTGGAACCCAGATATTAATCTCAATTGTACCTATTGCTTTCTATCTAATGATGAGTCCAGGATATTTGCTAAGAACGAACAAAAATATTTATTTAAGCAGGTTCAAGAAAGTATTTTTTATAATGTTACAGGATCTAATAAAGTTGACCTCGACTCGCTTGGACTAGTCGCTGGTTGGATGTTTTATTTCCAAAGAAGTGATGTCAATTTACGAAATGAGTGGTCTAATTATACTAATTGGCCTTATAATTATCTTCCTGCCGATATTTATCCTGCTCCTACAGAAGGAACGTTTCTTAATATAGTATGTGATGATAATAGACATGATTATCCTAGTCCCGCATCTCCTGAATATATTGGTCCTGGTGTTAATCCTAGCGGTTTATTGACTGGTATAACGATTAGCGGGGTTTACAATCCTCAAAATATTAAAGATATTTTAATTGGTATGGGTATTCTTATGGACGGACAATACCGTGAGAACGTATTACCAGCTGGTGTTTTCAATTATATTGAAAAATATACTAGAACTGCTGGCTCTGCTCCCTCTGGCTTATATTGTTATAATTTTTGCTTAAATACATCACCATATGAAATGCAACCATCTGGCGCTATGAATATGAATAGATTCAACAGTGTTCAGTTTGAATTTACTACAATTACGCCACCACTAGATCCTCTCGCACAAGTATTAACTGTTTGTGATCCTACTTCGGGTGAAATTATTGGTATTAACAAACCTACTTGGCGTATTTTTGATTATAATTTCAATCTAGTTGTTTTTGAAGAGAGAATTAATGTTGTTACATTTGTTGGTGGAAACTGTGGATTACAGTATGCTACATAAACACATACGGTTCTCTGTTAATAAAAAAATTGATTCGGTTATAGGCAACACAAGGGTTTTCCAATATTTTATATACAAGATGGAAAAACCAACTGAAGAAGTTACCGTATTAGCTTCTGAAATTGATAGTATTAAATCACAAATAGTGTTCCTAAAGAAACAATTGCAACAAAAAACGTTATTACTTGAAAGTATCTGTACTCACGTTAAATATATTACAGAATACGATGATGATTTTAACAATCCACATTATTATAAGTATTGTTGCACATGCAAACAATACTTGTAATGTTATAGACTGTATTATTTGTTAAAAAAATTGATTTATAAAAATTATATAATTTTTTAATTGTATAATTAAAATACTTATTTTCTGGTTTCTCTCTACAATCTATTTTGAAAATGTCTTATTCTTAGTCTTACTCTTAGTCTTATTCTTATTCTTACTCTTAGTCTTATTCTTACGTTTATGTTTTGTGAAAGACTTCCTGCTTTTTGTTATTATTTTTCCACCGATTCTTCGTTTCTTCGCAACAGACAATTCATTATGACCTTTAATAAACGGATAATCATATTTATTAGGTTTAATTTTAATAGTCGATTGTTTTTTTTGGGGTAAAGAGGTTACTCCTTGTAAAATACTATCGTATAATGCATTAATTTTATCCTCCGCGAGATAAGGCGAATACAATTCAATAAATTTGTCGCGAAGACCAAACCCAACTAAATTTCTGACAAAGCTAGCTGATAAAGCATTTTGAGGAATATCAGATACATTCAGTTTGGCAAGTTGTTCTGGGTCAGTAGATAATTTTTTAAAAGATCCCATATCAGGACGCTGTAAGACAAGTCCGTCAACAGAATTAATATTGTCGAATTTAAAAAAAACATCAGTAATATTGTCTAGCATATTAGCCCTATCCTCACCAATAACCAAAAACAAATTAATATCATGAATTAATTGTTTTGAACCAACAATAGAAAATAAGGGTGTGAATGGTGTTGCTCCCTTAATATTAGGAACACATATAACGGTTATATTCATATTACGAATTTTATCAATCATATTTAGATCAGTAGTATATGAAATCATATATTCTTTCAACGATGAAATCATTGTTCGTATCGTATCCGTAGGGTCAATTAAAACGCTTTGTTTATCGATACAAGGAATAGGGTCCTCGTTATTATCATTTGTCTTGGAAAGGATCACATACACTTTAGTAACGTTTTTTGCAATACCTTCTTCGATAAGACGCTGTATAAGATATAAATGACCGGGGGTCGGAGGATTCATTCTAGCTAGAGTGAACACAAATGTATTATCATTCGTATAGTCAATGGTAGGTGTAATTGGGATGTCTTTATCCATTTTTGTATATATATATACAATAAAAAAATGTTGTTGATATATATTTTTTAATTGTATAATTCAAATACTTTTTTCGTGGTTTCTCTCTATAATCTATTTTGAAAATCAAAAACAAGAAGGATAAGGCAGGATTACTCTGTGTATTTGTAATTTTACAGAGT